CAGTCAAAGAACGATGTCCGTGAAACAAAAAGCAAAAGACGATGAAAGAAGAAAAGCAATGTCTGCTGCTATGGACAGAGATCGCAAGAGAGGTTATACTACCGATAGCGTAGATCCAATGATTTCATTCTCGACGTACAGCAAACTGGACGAAGAATCAAAAAAAGTCATTGCCCCTAAAGGATTTCACTGGATGAAAAAAGGAACCAATGAGTATAAACTCATGAAGGATCCTGATGGGGGATTTAAACCACATGAGGGTGCTTCGCAGGAGGCGGACTTTGAGGTACAGACGATACACAAGGAAGACTGGCAGAAGGTCAACCGCAAGGACAAAACTGATGGATTGAGTCAGAAAGCCGTCAACGCTTATCGACGCGAGAACCCAGGCTCCAAACTCAAGACTGCGGTCACGGAGAAGAAGCCCACAGGGAAGCGAGCAGCACGCAGGAAGTCATTCTGTAGTAGAATGAAGGGGATGAAGAAGCGTCTCACCAGTGCGAAGACTGCGAACGATCCTGATTCACGCATCAACAAGGCTCTTCGTCGCTGGAACTGCTAGTAAGGAGAAAACATGGCCGCTCTTACCCTTGCGGAGTTAAAAAAGAGAGCAGGTAGAATAGAAACGCTGGTACGATTATTCAGCGAGGGTTATCTATTTGAAATGGAAAAAAACGCCGAGGGTAAGACTAGCAGCAAAAAATTTAAGATAAGTGGTATTCTTCTAACTAAATCTGCCTCTAGTTGGCAGGAGTATAACTTATCCGATGTAAAATCTGCCCCCCAAAGAAAGACTTTGATCCAAAAAATCAGGACACACTCTGGAACTTTGCAGTATAATGGTTTCTACCAAGGTTCCAGAGAGGAGGTCGAAATCAATTCTTCATACATGAAAAAGTCATCCGAATTCGGTGGTGGCGGAGCAGTGAAAAAGGCAGGTGGTGCAGGTGGTGGTAGTGAGTCAATGGGTATCCGTGCAGAGACCATGATTCTTGGCGGTAAACTCGAAAAGGTAAACTTCGCAGGTCAACCCGTTGAGTGCAGAACCTTCACCAGTTCAGAACAACTGGTGGATTCCATCATCGACGGACTCGACAAGAACAACAAAGTTCCCAAGTATATCGTAGAGGACTTCAACAAATACAAGAAGGCCAAGAGATACGATATGTTTCAGTGGAATGAGTCCATCCCCGACAACGAGATGAACCAACTTGGAAAATACGCAGGTGAAGTGATCACTGGAGTTGTAGGGATGAAAGATGCCTTCCGAAAGGCATTGAGTCCTAACATCCTCAAGTCTGGTAGAGTAGACAAATTCTGCGTTCCCACTGACCCCGCATTCACGGGTGTTGATGTTTTCTTTCTGATGAAGGGCGGAGATGTCGTTCCCGTTTCTAACAAATATGGTAAGGGTGCAGCGGCATCCTTCTTCGCTAATGTTCTACCCAAAGCGATGAAGTCAAAACTGAGATCCTCACCCCTGAAAGATTTCGCCGATGTTGCGAAGCAGTTTGCTACGGCAGAAAAGATGGAGGGAAGAGGAGCGCCATCAAAGGAGATTCTCTATGAGTATGGATGTAGGAATCTTCTAAAGATTTCAAAGGCGAAGATAAAGGATCCATACAAAGAAGTATACGAACCGATTAAAGCAGGAAAGCAAACCCCAGCAACGAGAGTGGTCATAGCCGCAATCGAAAAGTATTCTGGGGTGGATGATGTCGTCATCAAGAATCTACCAAATTCTGTAACTGCTTTCTTCTGTAGAGAGGTCGCTAAGACTATGAATAAGTCGAAACCAGCGATTGATGACCTTAAAGAAATTCTAGCAGGTAAAAACTACTTTCAGGCTAACCTAAATATTAACGACTGGTTTGCTGGTAAGGTAAACTACAGAATAGTAAACAGTGGTGATGTTAAAGTGGAAATCATCGGCTCGAAGGCACCAACTACAGACATTACTGCAAAACAGGGTCTCATCAACTACTTTATGTCACTACCTTGAGGATAGATTATGCCAACTTATGATTATCAATGTGAAGCCTGCAACCACCGATTCGATCAGTTCCAGCACATCGCGGGACGGGATAAGCCATGTGACGAACCATGTCCCGAATGTAACGAAACCAAGGTCAGACGGGGATGGTTCAACGCCCCTGTGGGTGGTGTAGACGCTAATCTCACCCCAGACAAGGCCACAGGCGGACAGTGGTCACAACTTATGGATAAGATGAAGAGGTCTAAGGTTGTTGGTCGTGACGGAAAGGCAAATCTTGACAATGCATCTAACAGATCGGGAGCAAGATATGGATCCCAATGAAAAGTCCGAAGGACTGGGCGACAGCGTAGAAAAATTCACCAAGGCCACTGGAATCAAAAAGGTGGTAGAAAAAATCGCAGAGAAGACTGGTAAAGATTGTGGGTGCAAGAAACGCAAAGAAAAACTAAATAAGATGTTCCCCTACGGAAAGAAAGATACATGAAAAGATTTAAACAATTTCTCGAAGATGTTCCAGCAAACAATGCCAGCAGTGGTAGTGTTGCAGGGTTAGACTCAAAGCCTCCCGTCTCTGTTAAGGGACAGAAGGCACACCAAAAGAGAGTGGAAAAACTCTCGAAGGGAGCAACCGCTGGACGCCGAGGTCTTGGACCCACAATGGTTGGGATGGAAGGATATTGATGGAAACACTTCTTGAACGAGCAGTGCGACTCACCGTTGCACAAAGAAAAAAGAAGGGTTTAATTGCCAAACGCACGGCGAAGCGTCGTGCCTTTCGTCGTAAGATGAAAGCAAAGAGAATGAAGAACCAAGGCGAACTTCTCAAGAAGGCAAACAAACTAGCCAGAAATATGTTCAAGAAGAAGTATTCCGCAGGAAAGAATTATCAAGAACTATCCTTTGCAGAGAAGGGCATGATTGACAAGAGACTGGAAAAGATTCCAGGCGCCCGTCTCTCAAAGATAGCAAGAAGAATGCTGCCTAAAATGAAGAAGGCAGAAATGGAACGAGTGAAACGAGCAAGGAGCCAAACATGAAAATGAGTGATTTTTTCGGATGGGTGCAATCAAATCAAAGAAAAGGCACCCTAGACCAGATGAACGCAGCGTGGCAAAACAGAAACCAAACCCCGATCCCTGAGCCTGAACAGCCAGAGGAAAAGATAGAGGAGATTCCTGTTGACAATGAGGAAGAATGATGTATACTACAGATGTGAAACACTTTACCCATGTCAACATTGAACCTCTTGAAGATCTAAAAACAGTCAATGAGAACGGTAAAAGGTTCTACAAAACACCGAGTGGCAACTACCCATCGGTGACGACTGTAACAGGCTTTAAGAAGAACAAGTTCTTTGCTGAATGGCGACGAAAGAATCCCAAGGAGTCCGTGCGTGTCACCAGTCGTGGTAACAAACTGCATAGTCTCATAGAGGATTACCTGAACAACGAGTTTGATCCACAAACGGATAAGGGTCGTGTCACTCCAGATACACTGGAGTTGTTTCTGCAACTAAAGCCTGAACTCGACAAGATCGATAACATCCACGCTCTCGAAGTGGCACTCTGGTCAGACACTCTCGGTCTCGCGGGTCGAGTGGACTGTATCGGTGAGTATGACGGTAAACTGTCAATCATCGACTTCAAGGGTGCAACACGATCAAAAAGGCGAGAAGACATTGGTAATTACTTCCAGCAGGCAACAGCGTATGCGATTGCGTGGCAGGAGAGAACGGGTATGGTGGTAGACAACTTCGCCATCCTCGTTTCATGTGAGGATGGCGAAGTTCAGGTTTTCGAGGGTAATCCTCTTCAGTATGTTCGTGGTCTTAAGACGGTGATCGAAGAATATCAGTGTAGTCTGTAGACGGTGGTTCCTGCGGCGACAGTCCCAACATACGCGACTACGCCAGGGAAAATTGTGCCCTGAACGGTCCCCGTAATTGCGACTCTATCACCACATGTCCCATGAACTGCATGTCCTGAAAGTCCTGCGGTATAATCCGCTACACGGGGAAAAATCTCCGCCTCACCCTCTCCAACAACCATGACACCTTTATTATTGTATGGCTGATGTGTGCTTGCAGTGACCTGATCAAAGACTTGGTATCTATCGTATGCCATGTAATACTCCTCTGTATTTTCCTACATACCGTAGGAGTTATTTATGCTAAGATTCTCTAACTATTTAGTAGAAAGTAAAAATCTACATTTAGAACACCTAGAAGACTCCCTTTTCAATGAGGGGTCAGCAGGTGTAGAAGACGCACTTCGTTTCTGTGAATCACTCATAGACATGCTTTCTGGTGCATCCAAATCCAGAACAAATGTCACCGTCAAGTGGGACGGCGCACCAGCCGTTTTCGCTGGTATCAACCCAGATAATGGCAAGTTCTTCGTTGGAACCAAGTCGGTATTCAACTCGAAGACTCCCAAGATCAATTACACCGCGGCAGATATCAAGAAGAACCACGAAGGTGGTCTTCAGGACAAACTCCTCTCCGCCCTTCCCCTGTTCAAGAAACTAGGCATCAAGGGCGTGCTACAAGGTGATCTGCTATTCACTGACGATGTAGAAGAGAAAACAATAAATGGGGAGAAATACCTAGTTTTCACCCCTAACACTATCACCTACGCGGTTCCCGTCGATAGTGACATGGCCCAGCAGGTGAAAAAAGCAAAGATCGGAATTGTCTGGCATACTACATATTCTGGTAAGTCAATGATTGATATGAAGGCATCGTTTGGTGCGAATGTTAGTGGTCTGAGAAAAAGTAAGGATGTATTTTTCACAGACGCCGACTTCAGAGATACCTCGGGTTCTGCCACCTTTACGGCATCCGACACTGAGTCCGCTTCTGATGCCATCGTAAATGTAAAGCGATCATTTATGCGAGTTCGCCGATACATTGATGAATTCACAAGCAAGAAGTCAATTATCGACGAACTTAAGATCTACGCCAACTCGCAAGTCCGAAAAGGTAGCGTGAGACTTTCTGCGGAGGAGTTCACAAATTTCGTGAACGACAAAATGCAGAAGGGCGTGGATTCTTTAAAGTCAGAGCGTGGTAAGGCAAACAAGAAGAAAAAGATAAAAGAGGTCGTAGGATATCTACAGAGAAACAGAGCGAAGATCCAGAAGATTTTTGATCTACACGGACAACTTATTGACCTGAAACTTAAATTCGTCCGTAAACTAGAACAAGTGAAGTCCCTTGGCATGTTCATTCGAACCAGTGATGGTTATCGTGTCACATCCCCAGAAGGGTTTGTTGCCATAGATAAGATTAAAGGTAATGCCTATAAACTCGTAGACAGGCTGGAGTTCTCAAGAGCGAACTTCACCGTTGCAAAGAACTGGAGAAAGTAATGGGACCAAGAGAACTGGAAGCAATAGTAAACAACTCAAGAAGAATCCAAGTGATGGAAGATTACATCGCCACTCACGGTGGTAAATTTGAATGGGACAAACATTGCGGTTGGGGATACGTTCCCGAAAAGGTTGTCAATAACAAGATTGAAAAGTTTGAAAAGAGAGCAAAGAAAAGAAGTGAAACCCAGGCCAAAAAGAGAGGTCTGTTCGGGCGAAAGAAAAAGAATGAAGAGACTAAGTGAACAAAGGAGAAGAAGAGGAATCGTCGTCACTTTCGGACGATTCCAACCTCCCACTTCTGGTCATGAGTTAGTCATGCGGAAGGTGTTGTCTGTTGCAAAGAAGATGGGGTATGAGCATCGTATCTACACTTCTCCCTCACAGAACAACGTCAAGAACCCTCTTCGATATAAGGACAAGGTTCGGTTTCTTCGTGCGTTGTTTCCCAAGGTAAAAATCTACGACGATTCTCGGATAGTCAACCCTTTCTTCATGATGAAACAACTTAGCGATCAAGGATATAAAGATGTTATTCTGATCGTTGGGTCCGATCGAGTAAATGATATGTCATCGCAGATTTCCAAGTATATTAATCACAGCGATAAAGACAAGAGTTTTGAGTTCAATAACTTCAAAGCGATTTCATCTGGAGATCGAGACCCAGATGCAGAAGGCGCAGCAGGAATGTCAGGAACAAAGATGAGGCAAGCGGTAGCCGATGATGAGTTTGAACTCTTCATGCAAGGTCTACCCAGAGGAACCACTTCCAGGCTTGGACAATCCCTGTTCAATGCCATTCGAAAAGCGTTATAAATATAAATACTATTCCAAGGAGGAATAAAAAAATGTTCAACGATCCTAAGTTTAAAAATCTAGTTAACGATGTCTCAAATATTCTTAGTGAAAACATTAAGAATCACTTTGATAATCTTCTACCCGAAGCAATCGTCGATCAGGTAAGCCTCGCAGCAGACAAAATTGAAGAGATGCCCATTGGCGCCCGTACTGCTGAAGCGGTCGGTCAAATCATGAAAGATCACTTCTTTGAGGGTGTGCGTAACGCAAAGGTACAACCCAACAATGAAATGTCTGCTGAGTTTTACCGTCGTGTATTCGAGATGAAGAAGACCAAGAAGAAGAACGACAAATCCAACGGCGCCTATTGATTGGAGAATCCGATGAAAAGATTTAAAGAACTAAGAGAAAACCTTATTGCAGAGTCCGAGTTTAGCCCTTATGGTCTTTACAATCGCTCGATTCATACGGATGATGGTGTTCATCGTCTTGAGGACAGAGAGAATCTGGGGAGAATCAATGCTTTCATTGAGAACTTTCTCTCCAGCAACACTCTACATCCAAAGGCGAAACTAGAGCAACTTCGAGTTCGTCTGAATCACATCGGACTAGACTTTGACATGAAGGGTGGCCTTGTTGATGAAGATACCACCTCGTATCCCGTAACTTACTATGGTAAGGTTTCTGGTTATAAGATTGAAAATGGCGCACCCACAGGAGAGATCGGTGATCAAGACTTCGCCACTGAGAAGTTCGGAAGGGCGCTTGCTTTCTCCGTTCGTCAGAGTGGAGAGGGTGTCGTTGATCTAGAAGGTAAGATTCACTTCGTCGGTGAAGAAGAAGGACTCGGGGAAGAGGCTCTCGAACTTCGTCTTCATATCGATAACGACGAAGACCTCTTCGAGAGCAAGATCGCTCCTGCTCTTGAGAACGCCCATGATGTAGACGATGCTCTTCGTGGACTCATCTACGCAGTCAAGTCCGCAGTCAAGGGTTACGAAATGGATGTCACCGAAGACGACATCCATGCAGTAGCAGAGTCGATCCTTATGGATTCGATCGATCCCGAAGAGGACGAGGACGACGAAGATTTACTTGAAGTTGAGGTAGAACTCGACGAACTCGACAAGTCCACCGTTCAGTCATATCAGAAGAAGGCAACAATCAGACACGGCATCGAAAAAGATATGGCTAAAGATGAACCAGTAAAGTCTGATAGAGAAGAAATGAAAAGAGTGGCTAAAAGAAGAGCGTTAGGATTAACAAGAGCAGCCGCTCGAACCGAGAGTTGAACATATAAATATTTTCGTTATGGATTTTCCTCAGTTGAATGATTCCAACTTCATCATGTTCGCCATGAAAAACTATGAGAACCCGACATGCACGGGCATGGACGAGTTCTATGAAGACTTGAATAGAGTCAAATATGTGAAGCGTTTGTTTCGGAAGTATGAAAAAAGTGACATACTTCGTGAAAGACTCATACTGAATCATTTGATTATTCTTGGTAATGTATTTGGTCCTGTGGTTTGTTCGAGAATACTTTTCCACAAGACCGAAGAAGAACTGCACTCATACCTAAAGACTTTTTTAGTCTATTTAAATTATCTACCCAAAGAACTAGAAGATCTAGATCTCGATTCAATACCACTAGATCAAAGGATAGTAGAAAAACTTAGGAGCCTCTGATGGGTGCAGTAGACGCTTTCATAGCATACAAATTCATTAAAATTCTCACAACTCCGTGGACCGAAACCGAGGCGTACAAACTCGGCATCATTGACGAAAACGGTAAGGTTTTGAGAAAGAGAAAAGATCTTAAACTCTCCACGGAGAAGAACGCATATACAGTGTTCCATACTCTCTGTTGGAATGTAAAGAAACTTCTCGAAAAACTACCTGGCGGCAAAACAAGAATTCAATCTTTTGCTGCCGCTTTGTATCTACTTAAAGAAAATACAGAGGTTGTCGATAAGACTCTCTTCGAGAGATCTTTGATTTGGTATCTAGAAGATAGTGGTATAGAGGTGGAGGATAGATTTAACGCATACGACAGAGATGTCAGCGGAACTATTTCACCTGGCACCTACATCATCGAAAACCAGAAAATCGTTATTGTTCGACCCATAGAGTCTTTCACATCATTCCTTGGTGAAAGTCTCTTTAGAATAGGCACTTTGTGTCTTATGGAAAAAGAATTTACGCCCCTCGCAGAATACAACCTAACTGAAGGTAGAAACCGATACACCAATGAAATGAAAGATTCATTCGCTGGTATGCAGGTGTTCAAAGTCTCACCAGACGAATACATCAACTCCATAAATGGCAGAACAAAGTTCCAGAGATGGGGCAAGCACATGGATATGGAGAAAGAAGAAAACGGCCTAGTCAAGAAGTATGCTCATCGTAATCCAGGCAAGCCTGTTCTCATTCAAAACGATCGAACAGGAGAAATGGCTTACCTCATTCATAGGAGTTCGTGATGTTAGAAGCCATGCTTACAACTGAGTTCTTATCCCTCGTCGGAGGAAGCATTACGGGCTTCATCTTCCGCACGATGGCAGAGAAGCGTCAGAACGAAAAGGAACGGTTTGACCGCACTTTGTCTCTGATCGACAAACGAACCGAAGTTGCGGACGCAGCGGTTCAGAGGGTCTCTGTGGACGCTGGGAAGCGTGTGAGACGCTTCATCGTCCTCTGCATCCTCTTCGGAACCATCCTTGCACCCTTCATCCTGCCCTTCTTCAGCATCCCCACAGTGGTGGAGATCGAAGAGGTCAAGAACGCACCCCTAGATCTCTTCGGGTTGTTTGGAACCAACACATATATTTCATTCGAGACGATAAATGGCTATCTGTTCACAACAGAGAACAGGCAGATTCTTGTAACCATTGTCGGCTTCTACTTCGGAAACGCTAGTGCAAAGGCTAAATGATGCGACTATTCTTTTTACTATTACCATTTCTAATCGGCTGTGCGAGCGGTCAAAAGATTATTGACTCTGATAAAAATAACATACCAGAGACAGTGACCCCCGCTATAGAGACCACACCCTTCTCCATCTCTTTGGGTGTATTCTTCTTCGTTGTTGTTTTGGCGTGTGTATACTATCTACTCAGATCAAATAAATCATCCGACTAATTGATTGTGTAGATGCTTACAAATGTAGTAGGCATCCACGATGTCAGAGGTTGGGTTACCAATCTCCTCCCGATCAGGCTGAATAAGTTTCGCAAGATCCACCAGCGTCTCTTGGGTAAAAGCGGCGTACATGTCGTTCTTGGATGCGTTACCCTTCCCAGTCGCAAACTTCTTCACCTTGGTAGGCTCTACGATCTCAAGGGGCATACTGTTCTGGTACATCTTGTACTTTAGAACGCCTGTGTTCTCTGCGATATGAAAGACTTTACCCTTCGCACCGTAGGCGTAACCCTCTAGGGCAACCTGATCACACCCTATGGTTTTTTGAATGGCCCACTCAGAGATGCTATCGTATCTCTGAAGGTCTTCAGTATATCGAGTGAAAGGCTCCCCCGTGATGTTTCTACCGAAGGGTCGTTGGTTCTTTTTTACATCTGAGAGGAAGAAGAACAAACACTCTCTGAAACTGAACTTAGCCCGACTATTTCCCATAAAGATACATATAGCAGGACTTCTTAAACTATAGTCTATACCAGCAATTGACATGGAGATTATTCCTGATGGCCATTAAAAATATCACTTCTGGAACTGGATTTAGTTCCATGATTCCGTACAACAACGCAGGTGTGGGAACTGATCCTCAAGGTTCGGTAGGTAACGATGGGTATGGAACCCTACCCATCGCACGATGGACCTCAATTCCTCACCGTATATCTAGGCCTAGTGACGAAGAGTGGAATTCCGATGGACCATCCACCACCGTTGGCATTATGGCGTTCCATGCATCGGGTATTAAAGAGGTCGATTTTATTCTGAACGGCGGAACAACCGTAACAGTTTCGGATGTAGAATATAATTCGACCACCGGGTTTAACGAATACTGTGTCAAGATGGATAGAGATAGCGTTATCACAAACATGGGTGAAACCAGTGACAACGCAGAACTCCGAGCGATCATTAGACCAAACCACGGAACACCCAGAGTAATGCAACACGATGTTGCTGGTGGCATAAGTGGCGGTTATGCCCTTCAAGAATTTTTTGGTATGAAGGGAATATCGGGTGCGTTCGTCCAGTTCGATCCAGGCGGAAGTGGTGGTAATGGAGAAGAATCCAATCTGATATCCTCAATCGAGTCAGGAAGAGATTCAAACGCAACATCCCACCCAGGCGAAGCCTCCTTTTTCCTATCCTTGTATAAAGATTTAAATGATACAACATCAGAGCGAACACCAATAGAGATTTTTCTTTCTCCTACTGGCAGTGATTCTAATGACGGACTCTCTGTTAGCACACCCGTCAAAAACTTTAAACAAGCATTCATTTTAGCAAGAAGAAAGATAGGAGAGATTCGAGGAATTTCTGTCGATGATTTTGCTGGTAGTTCTTCTGCCTTTCTTGCGCATGATGAAATAATATTTACTCTCCTTCCTGGCACGTATACAGAAGACACTTGGTATTGGGAATACACGGCCGATGACATGGTTAATCCGAACAGCAACAATAAATATCAACTTGGCGTGAACGGCGGATTCTTGCTGGTAAGAGGTCAGCCAGGAGTAGATAAAAGTGAAATCATCATAAAATCAAAAAACTATGATGTGAATTACACTGGCTCTGCATCAGAGGAACCATTCTGTTTTAACATGGCCAGAGGTGGACTATTCAATTGTTTAGAACTAAGAAACCTAACCTTTGATCGAGCAAATCCTAATCCGAGTAAATGTGATGTTTTGTTCTCTTCAGGAATAGGGCACTTAACTAGTGTCCAAGGATCCCCCAAAATGAAAGGGATTGTTCTTCATAATAATATTCACATCAAAACAAAGAGTCCCCTGAGAGATTACTTTGGTACTCAGGGCCATGGCACAATCAACAGAAGAGGACTGTCCTTTAAAGAAATTGGCGTTGTCGCACTAAATTGTTTTGTAGAGGGCGGTCTGAGTCAGACTAAAATGTATCGGTATCATATTAACACCCGAACAAACTTACATGGCGGAGATCAATTTGCATTTACTCCGTTAGTGATTGGGTGTCATTCTTCTGCTATTCCCGATGCGATATTACCTCTAAGAAAAATAGATTTCGATCCCGATTTAAATGGCGACGAGTTCGGGATTGATCCCGAAGAAAGAGATTACTACAACACAGAATACTCTGGGTGGTACGCTCCCGTTAGAGTCGGTGCTTATCAATCACTACGAAACGCTTGGGACAGCGGTAGAGACATGGGCGGATTTACATTAGAGATACCCAAAAACTCTTCGAATAACGAACTAGGAACTCCCGAAATCGTTTGGAGAAAAATAAACAAAGAGGCAATGGTGGGTGACATTCCTGACATTCCCGAATTATATGATCCAGTAGCCTATGTTGATCCATCAATTGGTGATCCATATGGTGGACTAGGATCCGCTCATCCTGGCACGGATAATTTCTTCGACTTCGAACCAACAAATCCAGATCCACGGATTGAAATATTCGGCGAAGGGACATTAGGATTTTCTTACGCAACGCTCACCGATTTCACTAACAAAAGAGTTCCAGAATTTTCGGGTGAGTTTTTCCCTGATGTTTATTTCGAAAACAAATACATGATTCTTCTAGATCATGTCACGGGCGGAGGCACTAGAAGTTCTGGATATGTTTTGGCAGACTTTGATAAGCCTCTTGTCTATGGCACAGAGAGCAACCAGCAAAGATTTTTATTCCGCTACTCTGGAACATCAGCAGAATCATTTTCTAGGTTTGGTTCAACGGGCGATCTTACCAGTACTTTCATACCCAAAAAGCACGGATGGTCTAGAGGATTCATTGCTGTAAATCCTCCACAGTTTGGTGGAACAAGACCGTTTTATGATTTCGATGCACAACCAGACAGAGACGACAACTATCCAATTGTTGGTAAGTTCACATATGGAGCGATAGACTCGGATCACGCCGACTTTGTTCAATCTACGGTAGACTCCAGATCAGCAAACATAGGATATACTATAGGTGATCCGATAGAAGAATTAACCAGTCTTGCCGAAAACAACATCTATGCGTACAACAAGATAGATGGTATGAAAGGACAATTTGGAAACTGGGACATAACTGCAAAAGTTACGAACCAAACAGGAGAGACAAGGTTCATAAGAACTGGTGAGCCATTTTATGCCAATTTACCCATTCAAGATATTGCGATGGTGAACAATGCTCTTCTCGGAGACGCAACAGAGAATAACACCACACAGTGGAAAATGTCGGGACATGAAACTGCTCTATCAATGAAAAACTTCATAATGGAACACAATACCGTTGTCGGTGCAAACATTATATTTGAATATGGAACTTTGGCATATAATAAAGACGGTGTTACGAACATAGACTTCGCGGGTGGAGAGTCTTTGGGTAGAGGAGTAACCTATAGTAGAGACCCTCTAGGAAACTACTATGATCAAACAAACTCTGATTGGTACATCAGAAATAATTACTTCGAGGGCATAAATGGATATGTGTTTGGAAATATTCCTAGCACAAGTGGAGCAGCAGAGTCAAGAGGCTACTCACCTCAAGGTTGGACCACAGGATCCTCTGGATCATCCTTTACTAAAGCAATAGTTTCAGAAAGAAATACCGTCTACGAACACAGGGGATTCGAGGACGGACTAGGGTCATTACCAGATATTGTTTATGATCCATACACCACTAGTGGCTTGACAGGTTTTATCAAATTAGAAGTAGACGAGAGACCCCTATTCCAAAGTGCCTTTAATAACGCAAGCATCCCCTATCAGTCTGCCCTTACTGGATTAGGAACGGGTGGAAGTCAAATTTATGATGATTTGGATAGAACGAAAAGAAGAAATCGTCCTACAGTCGGAGCATACGAATTTGAAGAGCCCGAGCCTTCAGAAGTTGTTGATCGTATGGCGGCAACATGGGATTACACAACATCTGACGACTTAACAAAAAATCTAGTTGCAGATCTTAGTTTAACTGCCGAAGAACTAGAGGGTAAAAGAATATTCGTGCAAGCATCATTTGACGGAGAAGTTAGCAAACCTACTAACAAACGAGTTATAGAACCCTCATGTGCTACAAGGCTACCCGCAGAGGATGTTCCTCAATCAGAGGCACCAGATATAGACGACGGTGAACCTACGAGTTATCTCTTCGCGCCAAGCGGAACCAAAGAATACCAAGGTATTTATGATCCACCCGTTGATTCCGATGATAATGTAGAAACCAATGACTGGATAACATCCCTATACACGGGTCTATTCCGAATGAGAGTGTACGGTTCAACCGAACCCAGTTGGCCTGCGAATAGATTTTTCTTCATGTTTGATAAAAATCTAGCAGACGATCTCGGAGGAACTCACGCAAATCAATTAGAAACTGCCATAAACGGTTTGGCTGCTGGTAACGAATTGAAAGTTACAATCCCCAGCGAGAATGTGACTCTTGGTATTTCTGCGGGTACGGTAAACACTGCCGAATTCAGTGATGGCGGAACCAAATATCACAGCAGAAAATATTTTATGTGTGACTTGACAACAGGACTAACGGTAGATTTACCAGAAAATGTAACAGGTTATGCTACCATACCAATACCAAGCGGATGGCCAACGTCATAATAGAAAACCCCGCTCCGAAGTGCGGGGTTTTTTAAATTGTATATTTGTTTTTTATCAGGAAACGGCAGTGGTTGCTGCATCCCAAAGGAAGCGAACGAC